GAAGTACCATACCAAAAATACGCTCTTCAATGCCGCCCGCAGTAAATATCCAGTAGACTTTAGACGCCTCGGTGCGGTCTTTGGTTTGCATCCTGGCTCTTGATTGCCAATAGCTTACGGCGCTAAAGTCAATGTTATACATAACTAAAGCCTCGGCGGTGCTTAAGTTTATACCCTCCCGGCCGCTTTGTATTTGACTTATAAATACTGCGTCGCCTGATGCTTCATTAAAAGACATAGGATCATCGTAAATACGCCCTACAAAGTCTAGCCTTAGCTGCATACCCTCGGCAATGTACTTGTAAAATATAGCTATTTTTTGCCCTTTAAAACGCTCTTTAATAAACTTAGCCTTAGTATCGTCAAACATGATAGCGTTGCCGTCTTCAGTCTTAACCGATCCGCTACAAATTTGGTGTATCTTTTGCATTTCCTTAACCGATGTATCCGCCAGGATAACTTGCCCGTCCTTAGTTTTAAATAGCTTATCTTTTTTAATCTTGTCTACGGCCCACTTAACCTTGTCCGACATAGGTACGTAAAGAATAACCTCTTGAACTAAAGACTCAAAGCCCGCCTCTTGTTGCGTATAGGTAAGCATTAAATGCTGAATGTCACTTTGGATGCGCTCTTGCTTGACGTGTGTATAGTCCGGCACTTGCATATTATATAAGAACTTTGTCTTAGGAATGCCGTACTCTTTATGCCAGGCGTAAAAGTTTTTAAATTCTACAAACGGACTAAAACTACTTATAAAAAATTGATGATAAAACTGCGCGTAAGTTTCCGGACTTGGCGTGCCGCTTAAGTAAACTACCGGCTTGCCTATGCATATCTTTTTTAAATCCGTTACCCGATTGCTCGGCTTTGGAAATTGCCCTAAAGCGTGCGCTTCGTCAACTATAATAAAATCGTACTGGTGTTCTATCTTATGTAAGCTTTCGTAGTTTATAACAAGTAATTTATATAAACAATTGGACTGCTTAAAATCATCTTCAATGCTGCTTATAGCTTTTTTCTTTGTGACAAATAAAACCTTTTTAGCGCCATATAAACTAGCAATGTGCAAGCTAGTGATTGTCTTACCAGTACGTACTTGCATCGCCAAATATACTAGCTTAAATTCCTTAAGTATATTTATGGCTTGCTCCGCAATGTCTACTTGGTAGTCTCTTAGTTGCATGGTATTTTTTTAAAAGATAAGGCCGACGATACCCAATTACTAAATTCTCTCACCTTTAATTATTATATTCATAGGTTTTGTTTTGTGATTTATCAATAATTAAACTATATCCATTTTCTTTCATTATTTCATTTATTTTATTCCATCCTATTGTTAGCTTATGTGTACCAATATACCCATCCCAATTATTACCTTCATTTGTCAATGGAGCTTCAAAATGAATGTATTTAACTCCTTTGCAATATTTAGCTAAATCTTGAAAATGATTATTACTTAGATGTTCAATAAAATGAGTAGCTATAATAAGATCTGCTTCTATTGTTCTTTTATCTTTAAACCAATCAAATTTTGTAGGCAAAATATAATTAACCTCTTTGCATTTAGTTGAACCAATTGCAGCTTCGCAAATTTCTATACCATACCAGGCTGATATGTTAAAGTCTTGCATTGCTTGTTTAGCTAAATCGCCTTTCCAAGTTCCGAACTCCAATACTATTGGTTTATTGCATAGTAATAACGCTTCCTTTACATTATCATAGTTGTAATGATTCTGTTCTGGATAACGTGCTTCTAAGTCATTATGATAAGCTATTTGCTCATCGATTGTCATTGTGTCGTAGCTTTCACGCCACTTGTCAAATTCGTTCATATTTTTATATTTGGTTTATTTTCTATATTAAGCCGTCTTGTAGCGGCTCGTCCTCTTTTTGATCCACACGCCTATAACCCTCCCTCCATAAAATGCGTGTAAGCATAACGGAGTTTTTAACTATGGTAGCTTCCGAATTGCGCGGATATTGTAAGTGCAAAATTTCATGTATTAAAATCTCAAGGTGCTTTTTACCCTTTAGACGTTCATCAATTTCAATAACACCATCGCTACTGGCAAGGCCATGCGCTTGCTCACGTCCGAGTTTACGATATATAATCTTAATTTTAAGCATCCTTTTTTAATTCTATTTCATCAAGCCTATCTATTTCATCACTAGGAGTAAATATAACTTGCCCGCCACGAACTTTGGCTAGGTATCTTCTTATTTCTAATTCAAGGCCATGCACCTCGGCTAGCTTATTAGTAAGCCAGGTTTCTTGTTCGGATATTTTCATTTTGTTAAATAACTTTGGTAGTCTCATACTCTAGTTTAATTAATAGGTCAATGTAATGCTTTGCTTTTTTTAAATCTTCTATGCCGTTTTTATTTTTATGTCGCATAACATACTTAATAATATTCCCCTCAATAAAAGGAATACTATTTGTGTGTATAAATTCCGTAGGTTGTATTTTATAAATCTTATAATGATCGCCACCTACTTGTCCGTCTTGCGGTGATGCTTCCCACACGTCTTGCATTTGTAAATTATTTTAATGGTTCCGCTTGCTAAAATTTGTCTGCTATGTTTTTGTATATCATCCGATCCACACTCCGGGCATGTGCCTTTATATTGACCAAAGATAACGCCAAAGTGCGTCTTAGCTGGTATGTGATTATTTAAAAGCTTATGCACTTTTTCTAAAAGTATTACGTCCATCTTGCAATACTTAACCATTTTGTCTAAAGCCTTTTGATCGTTATGCAACGCAATGTCTTTCCATAAATCAAATTCGGTTTTAATCTTTTGTCCGATACCTAAGTACTGCGCGATATAATTAAGCTTGTTACTATTAAACTTAAACTTACTGCGTGCAACCTTTAACGTGTCAATCGTTGTATAGCTTGGAAACATATCTATTCCGTGAAACAAACAACGCGTGCGCACCCAGGCAAGGTCAAACTTATCGCCGTTGTGTCCTATTGTTTCGTCGGCGGTGTTCAAGACTTTAATAAATTCAACAAGCATTTTTTTATCGTTCTGCTTACTATCCCAGGTTAATGAGTGCGTTTCTTTTTCATCTTCCCACTTATAGCAGATGCAAATAATAGCACGCTCTTTGATAATATTTTGCGGCCCGATATTTAATTTAAACCCACTTTGCCAAAAGAAACCGATGTTTGCACTGGTTTCAATGTCAAAGTACAATCGTTTTCTTTTGGTAGTCATGGGATAAAGTTAATTACTTTTTATGAGAAAGTTGGTAACTAAATTCTTTTGGCTTGTCGCCTTCATGTTCGGCGTGCCATAATTGTTGGACGGCTTGGAATAAAGACCATTGTTTTGAGGTATCCATTTCCGTAACCATTTGCCATCCTGGGCCTTGTATTACTCCGCCTTTGCCAAAAGTCCTGGTCTTAGCATTAAGCCATAAAATAGCCACGCCGTCAATGTCCGGCAAATTATCGGAGGTCTTTACTGAATTGTTATATAATTCGCGATAGGCTGCCAACTGCAACCAATAACTATTATAGATGCCGTTGCTTGTTTTAATGTCAAGCACGTAAGTCTTACCATCAATAGTACAAACGCGGTCAATAGTGCCGGCAAAACCTAAGCCACCGCCTATAAACGTTTGCTCAATTAAGTGATGCTCCGGCTTATGGTTAGTGCTGAATTCAACGTAACGCTCAAACATAGACCATTCGTCTAAAGAGTATTTAGGCTTGCCATATTCGTCAAGCAAAGTACATTCAATGCCTTGGTCATAGTCTTCGGTAAGTTGATGCACCGCAGATCCGCGCTTGCCGGCTGCGTCTCTAATTTCGTCGGCTTTAGATCCTACCTCCTTCATCCACATAATTAACTGCGCCGGCTTTGGATATGCCTCAAGCAATGTAGTTGCACTAGGAAAATAGTTGCCGTTTTCGTCCGTGTAAAAACGGCCGTCTTTAAAAGTAAGCTGGTTAGATACTAGGTTTTTGATTAACATATAATTTCTTTTATAGTGATTTCCTCGGTTTTTTCTTTGCCTCCGTGTGACGCTATTTGGTTTGCTACCTCTTCGGCTTTCTCTAAGGTGTCAAAGCCTTGTATAAACTTGCCGTCAATACGAATAAAATACCTTGTCTCGTTATGAATTAAATTTGTTTCGCTAGTTATTTTTACTACTGGCATAAAATTTTATTTATTGGTTTATAAAAATGTGGCTTTTTGTACGGAAGCCACGAAACCGCTAACCAATAATCACCAACTAAAAAGGTGTTTCGTCTTCGTCTAAGACAATATTATTATCGTTTTTGTCTGCAAATAGCTTTAAAGTAGTTTGCTCTAGAAATTGCATCATGTCGCTATCATCCCATTGCTCCTTGCCTTTAACTTTTATCTTAGTCATTTGCGGTAAGCCGTTAGGATTTTCTTTGGTGTAAGCCGGTGCAATCTTTTCGCCGTCCTGGTATAAAGTAATACCGGTAATAGTTTTAGTTGCGTCAAGCTTGTCCTTCATGGCCCATGGCATAAAACGTAATACTTTATTTACGTCTACGTTAGGCAAAGCTTTTAAAAAGCTTGATGCGTAACGGCTAGAGTATGGCAAGCTAACTACGTAGCTATCGTCGCCGTCCGTAAAATGTAGCTGCCATTGCGTGCCATAGTCATTCGTACGCGTGTTGATAGTTTCTAGTTTTGCAGTAAGATCCTTAAAACGCTCTTCATAAACTAGCTTCCCGGTTTTTGTTAAGCGCTCCGTTGTGCGCTCGTTTGGTTGCTTGTGTTGGCGTACTAAGTTGCCGTCAGCAACGTTGAGGTAAGTTGTGTTAACACCTCCTAAATTTGTTAATGCCATAAAATTAAAGTCGTTTGTTTTATAACGACATTGCAAATATAGTATTTTGTTTTAAATAAAAAACTTTTTTTTTAAATTTATTTTAAGTAAGTTTGCAGCAAAACACATAAAATGAATGTATTAGAATTGTTTGCCGGAAGCCGCTCTATTGGTAATGCGGCTAAAGAATTAGGTTATAATGTTTATTCATCGGATATAAACAATTTTAAAGACATAGATTATGTAATTAATGTTTTAGACTTTGACTATAATAAGGTACCTTTTAAGCCGGATATTATATGGGCATCGCCTCCATGTACGGGCTTTAGTGTTGCTGCTATTGGTAGGAATTGGAACCATGATAAAACGCCTAAAACTGATAGCGCAAGGTTAGGTATTGAATTAGTTAAAAAGACTATTGAAATAATTAACTACTATAAACCTAAGTTTTGGTTTATGGAAAACCCTAGAGGTATGTTAAGAAAGCTAGATATTGTTAAAGACTTTAAAATTAATACTATTACTTATTGTCAATATGGTGATGCGAGAATGAAGCCTACTGATATTTGGAATAATAGTAATTTATGGCAATCAAAACCAATGTGCAAAAATGGTGATACTTGTCATGTTTCGGCACCTAGGGGAAGTAGAACTGGAACCCAAGGATTAAAAGATGCTTACGAAAGGTCTAAAATACCAAACGAATTATGTATTGAAATTTTAAAAAGTTGTATTAAATAAACAAAAACAAAACACACATGAAAAAAGAAACACGCGGCCGTAAAGCCCTACCCGAAAAGGAAAAAAAGAAACCATTATACATAATGGTAAAACAAAAGTTTATTAAAGAAGTACACCCAAAACTTAAAGAACTTGAGAGAGAGTATTCTACAAAGTAAAGTGATCCGACATTTTGAGTTGCTAGGCTGGTACGTAGTTAAAATAATACAATGCAACAAGAACGGCATGCCCGACCTTATGCTGCTTAAAGATGGCAAGACATTCTTTATAGAATGCAAGGCCGAGAAAGGTAGACTAAGTGAGTTGCAAAAGTACCGGCATGAGCAACTACAAGAACTAGGATTTGAGGTACGAACAATTTATAAAATGCAAGAACTTAACCAATGATTAAAGCTGCCAACTATTACACAAAGCAAGGATTCTCCGTTATACCAATAGGAGAAAATAAGCGTGCCGTTTTTCCTTGGACGGAGTTTCAATCGTCTATTATGGACGATGCAACTATTAAGGCCCAGTTCACAAATGATCGTTGCAAGAACATTGCTATCATCGGTGGCGGTGTTTCGGGTGGCCTTGAAATTATTGACGTTGATCTTAAGTACGACGTAAGCGGTAACCTTTGGGATAGACTTAAAGATGCCCTAACGGATCTTATGCCACTACTTTACGTGGTGCGTACTAAGTCCGGGGGCTACCATCTTTACTACCGCTGCGAACTTGTAGAGGGCAATCAAAAGCTAGCCATGCGTCACGCTACTAAAGATGAACTAAGCGAAACACCACACGCCAAGGAAATAGTTTTAATAGAAACTAGAGGCGAGGGCGGCTATGTCCTAGCACCGCCATCCGAAGGGTACACCAAAGAACGTGAGTTTAAGGTTAACACAATAACGCTAGAGCAACGCGACTCAATACTATCTATATGCCGTAGTTTTAACGAGGTTGTCAAAGAGGTGCGTGCGCAAGTAGTGGCAGACTCCGAAGCCTACGCCACAACGCCCTGGGATGATTACAACGCCAAGTGCGACGTCGTAGCTTTACTTGAGGCTAACGGCTGGACGTGGATAGAAACTAGAGGCGAGCGTGACTTTCTTAAGCGTCCTGGTAAGACCGACTCACATATAAGCGCAGACTATCATAAAGGCCTCGGCTTGTTTAAAGTCTTTAGCACAAGCACGCAGTTTGAGACCGGCCGAGGTTATAAACCTTTTGCCATCTATGCAATGCTTGAACATAACGGCAACTTTAGCCAGGCTGCTAAGCAACTTATTAAAGACGGCTACGGCGAAGGACGCAACAAAGTTAGCACGAACATAAAAAAAGATTACCTAGGCAAAAAAGACGAAGGCATTGACTCCGAAAATATCGCAGCATTTATAAGTCAAAAACATAAGCTAGATATTAACAAGGCAAAGCAATTAGTGACCGACCTAGATAATGATACACAAACCGAACTGCTTAGCTTTTGGTCAGTTACCAAAGGTGTTATTGCAATAGATCGTTATAAGCTTATAAACCTTTTAAGTTCGGAGGGTGGCTTTTACTTATACTACTATGACAAAAAGCTTAACTATCAATTAGTACGTATCGTTGATAACTTTGTGAGCGATACTAACATGGAGCAGATTAAAAAGTTTTTGATTAATTACATAGACTCTATTCCTTATGATAACTTTGACGGCATCAATAAGAACCGACTACGTGAAATAATCTATAAGGGAGCCGACGCATATTTTAATAAGGGCCTTTTTGAGTTTATGACTAACGTAGAACTTAAACTACTTAAGCATACTAAAGACTCCGCTTACTATCCATTCCTTAATGGCGTGGTGCATGTAACCAAGAACAAAAAAGAACTGCTTAAATATGGCGCTATTAACATGCACGTATGGCGTGACCAAGTGATACCATACGAAATTAATATAGACCAGGACTTAGACCTTAACAACGTAGCTTACCTTAAGTTTATAGAAAAGATAAGCAACGACGAAGCCGCACGAACTGAATATACTAAGTCTTTAATAGGTTACCTTTTACACACCTATAAAGATCCTACAAAATCTTATGCAGTTATCCTAGCCGAAGAGACCGAAGACGAAGCCGAAGGTGGCGGCGCTGGTAAAGGCTTATTCTTTAAGGCAATAGGTAAGCTAATAAACTTAGTGTCTATTGATGGCAAGAACTTTAAGCTTGACAAGTCCTTTGCATTTCAAAGAGTAGAGTTAAGCACGCAACTAATAGTCATAGAAGATTGCCGTAAGAACGTAGACTTTGAAGGTTTTTATAGTAAGATAACCGAAGGCGTAACCATAGAGAAAAAGAACAAAGACGAAATATATATAGGATATGAAGATGCACCTAAGTTTGGATTTACTACCAATTACACTATAAACTATTCCGGAGGTCACGGCAAGCGTAGAGTTAAGGTGCTAGAGTTTAGCAACTTTTTTAACCATAACAATACACCTTTAGATTTCTTTGGGGGCAAGGCTATGTTTAGCAATGACTGGGATCGTGACGAATGGAATAGGTTTTATAACTTTATGATTGACTCGGTGCAAAACTACCTACTAAACGGAATACCTAAAATAGATAATAGTCAAACTATTAATCGTAAGAATATTAAGCTTAACTTTGGCGAGGACTTTCTTGACTATTTTGAATTAATAGAGTTTGATAAGTGGCTAGAGTTTGGCAATGAGTACTTAAACTTTTTAAACACTAACGACCTAGAGAAAAAAGATTATAGTCAAATAAAGTTTAAGAAAGCACTCAAGGTAGCTGCGGACATATTTACTTTAAACCTAATAACTAGACGAAACACTCAAAATAATAACAAAAATGAATTTAAAATTCTTGCTTGAATTTGACAAATGGCTTAAGAAAAACCCTCAAGGGGGCATTTTCATACACGATATACTTAATTTGCGAGTTTCAATACGCGATTTGACAAATCGTAACTAATTGATATTCAATAGTAAATACTCAATATACTCAATATACTTAATTTATTTAACTTTTAAGGGGGGGGGGGGGTAAAATAAATAAAAAGGAATAGGGTATAGATAAAACACCTAAAAATCAAGTATATTAAGTATATTGCGTAACAAGTATTGATAATGAACAACTTAGATAAAAATAAAATTATTGAATATTTATACAACCATGTAGATATTAACCGGCTTATTAATTCAGTTGATCCGGAGCATCTAAGAGACGATTTAAAGCAAGAGATGGCCTTAGCCTTACTATCTATGCCGGACGATAAGATAAGCGAAATTTGGGCCTCCAATGGCCTTGTAGGCTTTACTATAAAGATTATTACTAACATGGCGTTTAGCAGCACCTCACCTTTTTATAAAAAGTTTCGCAAAAATGACTACCAAAAAGCACTAGAATATTACCGAAGCCAACAAAAACTACCGGAACTTAACCTTAACTTTGCTAATATTGCTAACAAACGATTAGCCATAAAGTACCAAGAGGACGAACTGCAAGCACACGAAGCGATATTGTTTACTAAATATGTAGAATTAAGATCATGTAAAAAGGTAGCAGACTTTTATACCATACCCGAAAAACATGTAAAAGATATTATCCGTAAAACAAAACTTGAACTTAAAACATTATGCTTACAACAATTTTAGCGGCTTTCTTTTTTGCTTACTACTTTGTAGAAGTGGCCAAAATAATTTACGTTATTAAAAAAGTATGGAGAATACCATTTGAGAAACGAATGAAACCTTTTGACTGCGTAACATGCTTAAGCGTGTGGATGGCAGTAGTGTTTTATTTTTTGCCATTTGAGTTGGTGCAATTTATTTGTATTATATTTGGGGCCGGATTCATAGGACAAAAAATTAAATAATTATGCAACCAGTACTACTACCCTTACTTTGCCATAACGAGAATACTATTCTCTTTGATGAACTTGGCGTTGACTACAACTACGAGAACCTAACAAGCGTAGAGTTTATGTTCTTTAATATTGACTATGCATGTAGCAATACAAAGAATGATCGTGAGTTCACGGAAATAGTTAGCAATGGCGATAGCTTTGTTGTTGACTTAAGATGGCATGAATTTAAAAAACTATTTAGATAATATGGCAAAGGCAACAAACGATTCACGCAAGCTAACTTTTGGCAAACGCAAAAGCGGAAGGGCAAAGAAAAGTTATAACAAGCATTCACCAAAACCAAAGCAATATCGTGGACAAGGACGCTAAGATTATACAAGTGCTAGGCATAACACAAAGAGTAAGCGGGTGCGGGTGGCATAGAGTAATGCTACCTTTAGCATTTATGCCGGATGCTTATAACCATATTACCGATGTGCCTAGTAAGGAAATACTAGAAGAGCGCAACTTTGACATAGTGCTATATAATAGATTCAGTCCTTTTGATAATGCCTGGGATGAAACTAAGCAGCACTTTAAAGTTGTTATGGACTTAGACGATGACTGGGAGTTACCATACAACCATCCTTTATTCCCTTACTACGAGCCACAAAAGAAACGAGTAGTTAACAATATCTTTAACGCAGACCTGGTGACATGCACCAACGAGCGCATAGCAGACAAGGTAAGTAAGTATAACAAGAACGTTTTAATCTTACCTAACTGCTTACCTTATGGCGAGCAGCAATATAATGACCATAGACACGATAGCGATTTGGTGCGTATCTTTTGGGCCGGAGGTAGCACACACCTAGAAGATATAAGATTACTTGCTAACCCATTAAAAAGATTAAGAGGCAACAAAGGATTTGAAATGGTATTAGGTGGATACACGGACACCGATCCGGTTAGTAAAGCATATTGGGATCAAGTGCATAGCATGTTTACTTTTGGCGGTAAGTTTACTAATAGAAAACTTAAGAGCGAGTTGCCAAATAACTATATGACTCATTTTGAGCATGCGGATATTATGTTAGTGCCATTACAAGAAAGCGATTGGCATGCAAGCAAAAGCAATCTTAAGATACTTGAGGCTGCAAGCAAACGCATTGCGGTAATATGTAGCTTTGTAGAACCTTATAGCAAAGATAGCGACGCACCGGTGCTTTGGGTAAAAAGCCAAGGCGATTGGTATAAACATATAAACTACTTATTAAACAACCCGCAAGAAAGGATCAAGCTAGGCCAAGAACTTTACGAGTGGGCTAAAACCAAATACAATTATGAGTCAATCGGAGCAACTAGACGCCAAGCATTTGGCGACCTTGTTAAAGCATAAGCACTACTACGATTTGTTTAAAGCTACTGGTGAACTGGTGGCGTTTACGCATGAAGTACAAAACGAACTATTAGAAGTTATGCGCACGCGTGATCAATACTATCAATACAACGGACGCTGCGGTGCATGCGTCGGAACCTTTTTAAATAACGTTTACAATACATTCAATGAGCAACTACATTCATAAGACGGCCATAGTAGGGCCAAACGTAACCCTTGGAGATAATGTTTATATCGGGCCATACTGCGTAATAGGAGAACCAGCCGAGCATAAGCTTTTTTGGAATGCGCCAATAGGCGAAGTGGTAATAGGCGACAACTGCGTAATAACCGGCCACGTCACTATTGATGCGGGTACTACCGAAGTAACAACCATTGGTGCCGGAACCTGGATGCTTAAGCATAGCCACGTCGGACATGATTGCCAAATAGGTAACAACGTAACGATAAGCTGCGGTGCAAAGATAGGCGGCCACACACGTATCGGCAATCATTGTAATATTGGACTTAACGCAGTCATTCATCAAAAGCAAGTAATTGCGCCTGGCTGCATGATCGGCATGGGTGCCGTAGTTACACGCAAGCTTTATACTATTCACGCCACAAAGTATGCTGGTAACCCGGCAAAGGAAATAGGTAAAAATATAGTTTAATGAAAATACTAATAGCCGGCTTAGTTTACGGATCAAGGCCAATAGATGTCTTAGTTAATAACTTGTCTAATTTAAACTATGAGAATGCGCACTTTGTGGCAATCAATACCGAAGGCATAGCTAACGCTATGAACGAAGCTATTGACATAGCCGGAGTTGATGGCTACGATGCCATTGCATATTTAGCTAACGATATAATAGAGCCGGAGAATTGGTTGCCAAAAAAGATAGAAGCATTGCAGACTTATCCAAGTGCCGGCATAGTTGCTAGTAGTTTAGATCATGTTAGGCGCGGAGTTAATAGCCAGCACATTATAAGCAACTGGTTACTTAGCATGAAGGTAGTAGAGCAAATAGGTATCTTTAATGAGTCAATGTTTCCTTATGGGCCAATAGACCTGGACTATTGTGAGCGGGCCAACCTAGCCGGTTTTAATACTTACTATGTGATGGATTGTCTTGCCGAGCATATAGGCGGGCATGCAAGCGGTGACGAATACGGATATAACAAAGCCGAACTATTACAAAAGAATTGGGCTAAGCACGAAGCCGATATAAGAAGCTATCGCGATGGCTCTAAAAATATTAAGATATGGAAATAAGAGAACATGTGACAAGAAAGTTTAAAGACGTAGACGAAGATAAACTTATGGAGTTGGCCTTCGCTTACTGCGATAATTGTATGGAGGGGCAAAAGCAAGTGGCTACCGGAAGCGGTAAGATAGTAGAAATACGCGACCGCTTTGTGCCAACGATTGATTATTTTTTAGATCATTGGTTGCGTAAGCATGACTTTGATTTTTATACAAGAATGGGCCTTTGGAAAATAAGGCAAGATCCTACGCATCCTTATCATGAGGTTGCTAATAGGATTGTAACAATGTTTAAGTCCTTAGCTATTGACATAGTAGCAAATGAGGGCAAAGCTATTTTCTATGCTAAGAATGCTTTAGGCATGACCGATAGAGCCATGACCGAGAATACAAACATTGATACTATTACAATCAAGTATGAATCTTGATATAAAACTTTGTAAGCCACACCCAGCACAAAAGCAAGTCTTGGACTCCGATGCTCGTTTTAGAGTAATGATGTGCGGGCGTAGGTTTGGTAAGTCTTTAATCAGTCAAAACATAAGTATAGAGACGGGCCTACAAAGGCAGCACGTAGCATACATAACACCTACTTACCAATTAGGTAAGATGTTCTTTAAGGAAATATGTAAGCTATTGCCGGACAAGGTTTATAAAAAGAACGAGACCGATTTACTTATTGACTTTGTTACTGGTGGCTCGGTTAGGTTTTACACCGGTGAGCGATTAGACGCGATGCGCGGAACCAAATACCATTTAGTTATTATAGACGAAGCGAGTTATATACCTAACTTAGAAGAGGGATGGAATAATAGTATTAGACCAACGCTAACTGACTTTAAAGGTAAGGCTATCTTTTTAAGCACGCCCAGGGGCAAGAACTATTTTTATAGCTTATTCATGCGAGGCGGTGAGCCTAACTGGGAATCGTTTAAGTTTAGCACTTATGACAACCCGCACATAGATCCTACGGAAATAGATGCCGCAGCGGCGCAGCTACCTAGCGTAGTATTTAAGCAAGAGTACATGGCAGATCCTATGGAGAATGCAGCTAACCCGTTTGGCTCCGAGTTTATATATGCTTGCACCCGCGAGACTAAAGGCACGGCCGTTTACTATGGTATTGACTTAGCTAAGTCGGTAGACTGGAGCGTTATTATAGGCATGGATAAGCAAGGCAACGTGGTGCATTTTGAGCGCTTTCAAAAAGACTGGATGCAAACCAAAGAAACAATATTAAGGCTACCAAGAAACATACCGATAGTAATTGATAGCACCGGCGTAGGCGACGCCATAGTAGAAGACTTACAAAAAAAGTTTAATAAGATGTACGGCTTTAAGTTTACGGCTACAAGTAAGCAGCAACTACTTGAGTCACTAAGCAGCGCCATACAAACTAAGTCTATAAGCTATCCGGATGGCCCGATAAAACAAGAACTAGAAGTATTTGAGTACACCTTTACACCTACCGGAGTAAGGTACTCGGCACCGCAAGGCTTTCACGATGATTGCGTTATTGCCTTGGCTTTGGCTAATAAGTGCCGTATTGAGCATAAAGAGGTGGGTAAGTACCACGTTATATAAAAAGTATATTTATAAGAGTATGAAGCTAACAATTGATAAATTCCAAAGACTGCAAGCAATTGCAACCTTAGACACCGAGGAAATAGAAAAGGCTAGCCGTTTAGTGCAAGTATTGCTTGATAAAAGCGAGGCTGAAGTAGACGCTATGCCGTTAAGTAAGTTTGGTAAGCTATGCGATAAGTTAAAAAAAGCGTTTGATTTGACAATAGACGCAGCTACTATGAGCAAGCCTAAGACTTTGATAGTGGCAAATAACAATGTCTACAATTTAAACTTTGACATTAAGCCGCCATTTAACACGGGGCGATATATTGAAGTCTTGACGTTTAGCAAAGATGATCCTATTATGAACATGCATAATATCCTGGCTAGCATTTGTACGCCAATGAAATGGAGTTGGAGAAAGTTTAACTATGTTAAGCAGCCATACGATACGTTAAAGCATGAAGACTATGCAAACGATTTTAAGCAAGCAGACTTTAGACACGGATACTTTGCGATGGTTTTTTTTTATTCATTATTAACCAATTCAACGGGCGGTACAATGGACTCTTTAATAGCGCAGATGAATTTGAGAAAGGTGAACAAAAAAAGAGTGTTACAATTGAAGAGAGTTTTGCAGACAATTGGGGGTGGATCTATAACGCAAAACAAGTAAGTGAGTTTGAAGCAATAGCACTAGACCTGGTTTATGATTTACCAGTAGTGCAATTCTTAAACGACTTGAGTTATTTAAAAAGTAAAAGACAACTAGATGAGCATCAATATAAACAGAGCGCAAGCGGATTTTCTTAGGGAGGGTGGCGACTTAGGTGGTAGCGACATTGTTGAGTTTGGGGTAGTTGCTAGTATGCTTGAACAATATGGTGCGGAGTTGCTTACAAATATTAGCTACTTTGGTAACAATAAAGGCGTTGTCGGTAGTGGTGATTTGCTTAGTAGTATGGTGCCGGAATTAACCGAGGAAAACGGCGTAGACATATTTAGGTTAAGGATGCTAGATTATTACGACTATCCCAACGAAGGGGTAAAAGGCGTTGATAGTTCTAGCAATGCTCCAGGTTCGCCGTACCAGTATAGGAATTATGGAATGAGTAGCGAAGGTAGAGCATCACTAAAAAAATATATACTAAGTGGCAAGGCAAAGATAACGAGCGTAAGGAATGATAAGGCTTTAGGTAAGGGAGGCGAAAAGATAGGCGTAGCATTTAGTAAAAGCAAGTCCTTAATAGATCAGCAAGTAGACACGCTTGCTTATTTGATTAAACGATTTGGTATTAAAAAGACTAACTATTTTACGGATGCTTTTAACAAGACCTTTAAAACCTTTGAGGTTGATATGGTAGAAGCGGCCGGAAGGGATATAGTAATAACATTTAATAGATTAAATAAAAGAAAATAATGGCAATAACAAATATAGCCTACCCTAGTGGATCGCCTAGCTTACAAGATACGCTTTGGCATATCTTTGATAGCAATATAACTAGCGCAGATTTAAAGTACGTTATGGATATTTACGTAGGCGGCACGCAACAAGTAAGAGTTAAATTATATCCGGAGCCTACAACTGGCATCGGTTATTTTGATGCTGGGCCTATCGTACGTAATACAATGACTTACGAGTGGCTAACACCAAACAACAATGTATTAATGTGCGAGCCTAGCGTAAGCGGACAAGTAGCGCAGACTTACCAATATAGAATTGGCGAAGAGACAAGCGGCGTAACAACCTTAAACTTAGCTAGCGGAAGCGTTATAGCTTATAACTTTGTGGCACCTACATTCAAGCGCAAGGTTACCGATTTAAGCGTTTACAATGGCAAGGCTATGACTAATAGACCTACAACAATAGAAGCTGGCTTAGGCGATAATATTTATATTCCGGTTAAAGATGTATCCGGTTTGGTGGTTAGTACTTATAATGCTAGCAACGTAAAGATAGCAGACACTACTTATAGCTTAGGTAGCACTAAAGCTTTTGGTCAATTAAACATTGGATCGCCAGCTTTAAACAACCCGACTAGCGTTATTACAAGCGCGGTTAAATATTATTTAGTGCAAATTGGTACTAGCAGTTATCAAGTAAACCTTGACTGCAATCCTAAATACGAAAGCTATAACTTGCATTTTATGAACCATCTAGGTATGTTTGACACGGCTAGATTTGATTTGGCTAGTAGGCTTACCATGGAGGTAACGCGTAAAAGCTTTACTAAAAGAGACTACTCTTTAGGTGCTACCGCGGTTAGTTACTACGATGCGAATAATAAATATGTAAGCAGCAAGATTGATTATTTAAACAAAAAAGACCATAGCTATAAGCTTACAATGAATGCGCCAACCGATGCGGAGTACGAATGGCTTAATGAATTGATAGACTCGCCTCAAGTTTACTTTGAACAAGATGGCTATTTTTATCCAGTAAGCATCAAGAATAACAATTACGAATATAGTAAATATGTAAACAATAGACTTAGAGTTTTTGAAGTTGACATAGATATTAACCAAACGCGTTATAGCCAATTAAGATAATATGACTAGAATATTTATTGAAGGATATGAACTAGATTTAACGCAAGGCATAAGCAATCAAATTACTTATGCTATTGATGATTTACAAAACTTAGATAGTAAAAGTACAAGCTTTACT